TGGGACTACCTGACCATCGTTTGGCAGCAAGGTGCCACGGACGTCATCACGGCCGCGTTGGCGGTTGCTGACTCGGATGATGGTACGACCTACACCAACTTTGCGACGGTCGGGACCACGGCGACGATTGCTGGCACGACCAGCGCGCTGCCGCCGGCGACTCCCGCCAACCAGTTGCACGTCTTCGAGATCGACCTGCGAAAGCGCAAGCGATACATCCAGGTCGATGCGACCGCCGGCAACGGATCGACGGGTACGTTCGCTTCGTGCCTCGGAATCTTGAGCCGTGGTACGGAAGTGATTCAGACGGCCGCCGCTCGCGGTGCTGTCCAGATCATTCGGGTGTAACCATGCGGCTGAAACTGGTGAAACCTTGGGGCTGCCATCGAGAGGGCGAAGTAATCAACCCTCCCGATGGTCAAGCCAATGAACTGGTGCGGCGAGGGTTCGCCGTACCAGAGCCGGAGCAGGTCGAGACGGCAACGTATCCGAAGCGTGGGAAGCGGTAGCAATGGCTCTAGAACTCATCACACCGCCGACTGTAGAGCCGGTGACTGTTGATGACGTCAAGAACCACTTGCACCTCGACCACGACGACGAAGACGTTTACATCGGCCTGCTGATTCGTGCGGCGAGAGGATATGCGGAAACGCGATTGAGGCGGCAGCTAGTCACGGCGACGTGGAAGCTGCACCTCGATTGCTTTCCGTGCGGCTGCATTGACGTGCCAGTCCCGCCGTTGGTGTCCGTTACCACGCTGACGTACATCGACGCGGGCGGCGCGACCGTCACATTGGCTGAGAACACGCACTTCGTAAAGGACGTGTATCGGGAGCCTGGCAGAGTCTATCCGGCCTACAACCAGACGTGGCCATCGACTCGCTACTTTCCGAACTCGGTGGCGTTGACGTTTGTGGCAGGGTACGGCGATCCGGCGGATGTTCCGAGTGAGATCAAGTACGGGATTTTGCTGCTGGTTGCGGAGATGTTTGATAAGCGCGAGCCGACGGTGACGGGCGCGACTGTCGCGGCGGTTCCGCAAATCAGCACGCTCTTAGATAGCTGCTCGTGGGGGTCGTATGCCTAGCCACCTCAAACGCGGCGCAGGAAAGTTGACCAAGCGAGTCACGATCCAAGAGTACATCCCGAACGCGACGAACGGAGCGGATAACGGTTACTACCAGTCAGTTGACAAAGTCTGGGCCAGCATCGAGCCATTGAGTGGGCGCGAACTGTTCCAGGCCCAGCAGGTGCAATCGCAGTCTGACCACACGATCCGACATCGGTTCATCCCGTGGTTGAAGCCAGAGCACCGCTACTACTACTTCGACCGACGAAGAAACAAAGACAGGTTTTTCAACATCGACCGACTGGCAGACGATCCGGATAGCTCGGGGACTTACCAGGAGGCGACGGTACGCGAGTGGATGGAAGCACCGACAGACGCGGGGCCAGCAAGTGCCTAAAGCAATCAAGCTATCGCGCATCAAGATCAAGACAGGAAGCGTTGCCGGCCAGCAAGCAATCAAGGTGCATGGCGTCGATGCGATCCTGAAGAAGTTCAATGAGTTGCCAAACAAGGCGAAGCGGAAGGTGATTCGGCCAGCGATGCGAAAGGGCGGCAAGAGAGTCCTGAAGCGTGCGAAAGAGTTGGTTCCCTATGACATGGGCGGGCATCAGCTATCTCCCGTGGATGGCATGGAGAAGGCGAAGCACTTGCGGGACACGCTCAAGTTGCGAGTGGCGAAACCGAAGCGACGCGGCGACCTTTCGTTCAAGGTGGTGACTGGAACGCGAAAAGAACTCGGCATTCCGGCTGACGAGAAGGGCTACTACCCGTTCGCACTGGAATACGGCTCGCTTGCTTGGCAACCGATCCCGTTCATGCGACCGGCATACAAGCAGATGGAGCAGCCCGTTATCGACTCGGCGCGGATGGACATTGCACAGGGAATCGAATCAATCGTGCGGGGTGGGTAGTTGAGTTTGCTCGGCGAGATTTGCCTGAAGTTGCGAGCGACGGCGGCGGTAACTGCCGTTGTTCCGGCGGCGCAAATCTACCAAGAGCAGCGACCGCAAGGGCAGGCGTGGCCGTCAATCACCATCACCTCGCCGGACACTGAACACGGACAGGACTTGAGCGGCAGCGCTGGGTACGGCGACTTCGCGGTGGACGTGAATATCTGGGCGCGGCTGATCGACGATCGAGACGCGGCAGGTGAGGCAGTCCGCCTGGCGTTGCATGGATTCTCGGGAACGCTGACCACGCTTTACGTGCAGGGGATTCTTTTGGAGTCAGACACGACGTTCTTTGAGCCGGACAGAGTAGCGGCGCAGAACGGTTTCTTTCATCGGTACTTCCGCTTCGTCGTCATGCGTGGCGAATCGGTTCCCTCATAGGTGACACATGCCAACAGTCTTTCGCGGCAAGGGCACGGTACTCGTTGCGTCGGCAGTTGCCGATACCACCGAGGTCACGATTGCCCAAGTCGTCAGCATTTCTCCGCCGTCGATCACGATGGGCACGGTCGAGACGACCGACTTGTCGATGACTTCGCGGGACTACGAATCCACGATTCTTGGCGGCAACACATTCTCCGCCACGCTGAACTGGAACCCCGACGACAGCTCGCACGATACGACGATCTGGACGGTATTTCAGGCCGGCACGAAGTACGCGTTCGAGATTGGCTTGCCAAACAACTCCGCCGGCGCTGGCACCAAGAAGTTTATCAACTTCCTCGGCATCATCACTGACTTCGACCCGAGCGCCGCCGTCACGGTTGATGGCATCTATACGCTCACCATCACTGTCCAGGTATGCGGTCTTCCGACGATCGCTAGCACGTAATGAGCACCGCACGCGAAGCAATTGACAGTGCAAAAGATCGTCCGCTGAATCCGGTGGAAGTGGAAGAGTGGGGATGCACGGTCCACCTCCGCACCGGAAGCGCCTTTGAAATGACGGCGATTCTGGAGCGGATGAAGAAGAACGCGGACAGCCCTCGCAAAGACCCTTATCACATGGCGTGGGTGCTCAGCAAGTTCCTGTGTGAAGCCGACGGGACGCCGATCTATCCGGGCGAGGATTACAAGCTGCTTGGCGATCGCAGCTTCGATGTCGTCAGTCGCCTGTGCCAACACGCGCTCAAGCTCAACGGCCTCTCTAGCGACGATGAGGACGAAGCTGAAACCGAAAAAAAGTTGGAGACGGAAGAGAGCGATTCTGGTTCCGACTATCTCTAGCAATGGGGCGGACGGTTGACGAGTTGAAGCGATCTATGACGCTTCGCGAGTTCAACGAGTACGTCGCATTCTGGGAGATGGAGCCATTCGGCGACGACGTTCGCATGATGGCTCAAGTGTGCTGGATGCTTTGGGTGGCGAACGGCGGCCAGAAGCAAAAGAAGCTCGCCGTCGAGGACTTCATGCCACGGCGAATTCGCGAGCAAAAGCCAGAAGACATCGGCGGCGCGATGTTGGCATGGGCCGAATCAATGCAGGGCATGGCGGCAGAGACGGAGTAGTGCGGCGTGGCTAAAGCTGGCGAAATTTCGATCTATCTCAATGCCTACACGGCACCCTTTGAAAAGGGTCTCGCGAAGGCGCAGAAGTCGCTTGCTGGATTCACCGCCGGATTCGCCGACATCAACGGCGCGGTGGAAGTCGCATCGAAGGCGTGGAACGTCTTTTCCAACGTGGCCGAAAAAGCATCGGCCCAACTCGCAAAGCTCGATGCGCTGGCCGACATGGGACAGCGGCTCAACGTCTCCGCTGATTCGCTCCAGGTCTTTCAGCGTGCCATTCAGTTGACCGGCGGAGAGATCGAAGGTCTCGACAAAACGCTCGTCACGCTGCGTCGCAATCTCGGCGATGCCGCAATGGGGCAGGGTGGCGCAGTCAAGGCATTCGAGCGACTTGGCATCAACGCCAAGCAGCTTGCGAACGCAGGGCTTGATGAAGCGTTTAAGACCGCCGTGGAAGAGTTGTCGAAGATCGAAAACCCGACGATTCGCGCGGCGGAAGCTAGCGACATCTTTGGCAAGTCGGCGGCCAATCTGGCTGGACTGCTTGACGACGAAGGCCATGCGCTTCGTCAGGCAACTCGCGAAATGAAAACCTACGGCGTTGAGGTGGACAAGAACGCCAAGATTATTGAAGCTGCCGTTCAGGCTGAGGAGCGATCGAAGCTCGCGCAAGAAAAGGCGGCGGCACAGGCGACGATCGCTACGTCCCCCTATTGGGAGAAATACTACGGCGGCAAGGCGTTCGCATACGAAGCGGTAGGTCAGGTTGAATTCGGCAAGATGTTCTCTGACCCTGCGGAGTTCTTGAAGAGCTACTTGTTCATGTTTGAGCGAGCGGAATCAAAGAACCAAGCATCGCGATTTAATCAGAAGCCTTTCGCCGCGCGTCAGCTTGAAGACTTTGAACGCCGCTTCAATTGGGCGGATTTAGAGCGAAGCATGGAACTCACGGACATGCGCGACAAAGGCGTCGCGAATGTGCTGCCGCCGCAAATGCAGAGCGACTTGTTCGGCTGGTACGACAATCGAAACGCACTGCGCCAGCCGTTCGGCCCATCGGCAGCGGGATATGGCGGATCATCCGACCCGCTGTGGCGGCAACTCGCCAGCGTGGGCATCGAGGGAAGTGGCCCGCGAGACATGGGTATGCGTGGTGGCGTTGCGGCGCTTGAGTTCGGATCGGCCGGGGCATACTCCGCAATTCAGCAAAGCCAGCGAGAGGACGAGTCACGCAAGCTCCAGCGACAGGAAGTGGAAGAGTCTAAGAAGCAGACGAAAGAATTGAAGGACATGAATCGGCACTTCCAAAACGCCATCATCCTTCAAGAGGCGGGCTTGAGGGGATGAGCGTAACCAGCATCACCGAGGACGGATTGCCGGAGTTGAGCGATAGCTTGCTCGGGGCGAAGACCGTTACGCGCCGATGGGTTGCCAAATGCACGTTAAAAACCGATGGCCCGCTGACTGTTCAAGCTCACGCCGATTGCCCGGTCAAAGGTTCAACCTACAACTTCGGAACCGAGTCAGACGCCACGCTCGTTTGTACCGACGTCAGGATCGCTGTACGCGTTGATTCGCACGGCCTGGCAATGAGCAAGGTGTTCGACGTTACGGCCACCTACTCGAATGACGTTGACGCAGCGTCGATTGGCGAAGACGAGGAAGACCCGTTAGACGATCCGCCGGAGTACGAGTTCACGTTCCAGAAATACCAAGTGCCGGCGGAATACGATCGCGACGGCAATGCGGTGGTGAATGGCGCTGGCGAGAAATTCGATCCTCCGTGGATGGTGGATGAAAACCGGCCCGTCATCATCATCACGCGCAATGAGGCGTCGTTTAATCCGTCAACGGCTATCAACTACCAAGACACGGTGAACGAACATAGCTGGGCTGGCGTGGACGCTGGTTGCGCGAAAATCAACGGCATCTCCGCGCGGAATGCGACTCGCGGCGAGATCAGCTACGCCATCGTGACGTATGAAATCGAGCTTCGGTGGCAGGGCTGGAATCCCACCAAGATTCTTGCACAGGGCTACAGATACAGGAAGTCAGAAGGTGGGCCACCGCTAGAAATCATTGACGAAGGGACCGGAATTCCTCCGGCATCGCCAAAACTCTTGCAATTGAACGGCATGATTTCACCGCCGGTCGATGGGGTGATTCCGGCGTTCTTTCACGAATACACATTCTTCCGAGAGACAGACTTCTCGGCACTCAATTTAGGGCTGTAGATCATGGCTGAAGCAACTGTTATCGTCGGCGATTTGCTGGTCAAAGGGCGGATTAGCTCGTGGTCGCTCACGCCACCGGCGTCCGCCATCAGCAACTCGCACGTCGCTTCTGACGCGGCAATCGCGGCGACGAAGGTTTTACACCTGATTAACGTCACCGACGAAATCTACGGCTCGGGAACGACCGTAGCGGCGCTCGCGGCTGGCAAGGCGTGCTACATCGCCAAGGGGCCGGGGACGCTCACCGACGTGCGCGCCTATGTTTACACGCCCGCGAACGATGTTAGCCGCACCGTGACCGTGGACCTGCAAAAGAGCACGGCTGGCGGCGCGTTCGCCACGGTGCTCTCTGGAACGGTTGGATTTACGAACTCCAGCGTGGCGCTCACGCTTGTCACGGGAACGATTTCCACGCCGAGCTACGTGGCGGGCGACTTGTTCCGCTGGGTGGTCTCGGTGGCTGGCGGTGGTGGTACGCAGGCCGCTGGTCTCACCGCCTCATTCGTGGCCTATGAAGCCACCACGTAGGCTATGGCGAAAGAGCCGATCTATGGTCTGAGCAAGCGCGACCGAGACCTGATTCAGCAGGTGATTCGGGAGGTTCGGCGCGCCCCGCAGCAGGTCATCGTCCCGCAGCGCGGCAATCAAAAAGTCCGCTCTACGACCGATCGCTTCTACTTCCGAAACGACTCGGGTGAGACCATCCCGCCTTACGCGATCATGCGTAACACCGGCATGGAACTAGACGACGACAACAATCTCGTCTATGTGATGAACAAGCCGGTTACGTCCGAATGGAAGCTCCCTTGGTACGTCAACCTCGGCGTCGAGGTCGAAGATAACGCCTACGGCTGGTGTGCCACGTTCCGGAGCGAAGTCGGCCAAGGATACTACCTCAGTGGCTCCATCGTCGCAGGCGAGTCCTGGGGGCCGCGTGGTGGGCAATGGAACCTGGAGCGGTACTACCCAGGGTTTCAGATCGTCGGCAACGAAGCTGATGGGCTGGTCTACGTGACCCAGCGTGAGCCGCGCATCCTGTTGGCTCAATCGGACTCTGGCGGCGTCACGGCACGCTCCAGCACAACGCTGGGAAGCAACAACGGCGTCACGCTCTACTACAAGAACGGCACGACGATCGGCGCTACGAACTTCGTCATCACCGCCTACAACGAATCGGCTACGGCCGTGGCTGGTAGCACCTATTTGCAGTTGGTCTATGTCCAAGGCGATTGGGTGGTCAACTGGGAGGAGTGCTGATGCCTTCCAGGAACAAGGCTGGGTGCTCGTGCTGTGGCGGCGAAACGTGCCTGCTCTTCGCCGACAACTTTGACCGCGCCGACTCTTCATCGCTCGGCGCGGATTGGACCGAGGTGCTCGGAAACTGGTCGATCGTGAGCACTACGCTGCGAGTGGCGTCGGCGATCACTCCGGCGTACCTCGTTTCGGCAGCAGGACTCTCGCAGGCAGAAGTTCTTATTACGTGGTCGTTCAGTGATTGGGTGGACGGAACGGTCATCCGATTCCTGTTCGACTACGTCGATACGAACAACTATTACTGTGCTGAACTCACTCTCGATTCTTCGCCAGGAAACGTGCTGCGAATCATCCAGCGGAGCGGTGGCACGGAAACGGTATTGCAGACTTCGACCATCGTTGACGACCCATCGCGAATCGCGAGCGGCATCACGCTCTGCTACAACGGCGGAAGCCTCACGGCGCGAAGCGTCAATTGGCCGAATGAGCTTGCCGCTGCATCTCCGATCGCATCGCTCTCGACCGCAACGCCGGTCTTTGGGCTGTACGTCGCCAATCCGGTTACCACATCGGATGTGCGCTTCGGAGACGTGGCAGTCGTCAAGGTCAGCGAAGAGTGCGAGTTTTGCCGGCCCGCTAATTGCTGTTTCGAGGATGACGAGTCTGGCCCGGAAGTCTGCATCTTCGACGAAGATGGACCGCCGATCACTCTTCAACTCGACATGACAGGCATGTATCAAGACGTCGGAAGCGCCGACGTTTTTGAGAAGTGTTTCATCTGCGGAACGACCTACGCGAATCGCTCTGTGATCCTGACAAATGTTATGTCTGGGATCAATCCGTGCTTCGATTACGACGACGGCCCGCTAGGCACCGTCCCTGGCAAAAACTGCATCCTGCAACACAACGAATTCTTTGACGTCGAGGGCTGCCAGGAAGACCGCCAGTTGTGCCGAATCTCAACGACGCTCCAATTTGTGCGACATACCAGTTCGACGGCGCTGTATGGGATTCTGGTTTCGTGCGTTGCGTACTTTACTCACAATCCTGCGGACCCGCCGGCGTTCCCGAGTTGCGAAGACGACCCATGCTCCGGGTCAGGTGGAAGTGCATTCCTGTTCTCGTGGTTTGATTGGTACGCGCTCCCGGTAGGAGGGCTGCACGCCGCCGATATCGTCAGCATGTCGCTGACCGGGTTTGATTCGATTGCCGTAACGGACTGTCTCTCGACTTCCCCAGAATGCATCATCGATTTCCTTTCCTAAACTGCGTCTGGCTCGAAAAGGGCAAGCGCGGGTACTACGTTTGCAAGAACTGCAATGTACCTGCGGCAAGGAAGAAACTGTTTATCGACCGACTGCCGCCGTCTCGCAATTGCACTAACCCGGCGTCCCGCTTCATGCTAGGCGACTGGCTGGCGTGGTTTATTAAGAAGTTAACGTTCGGATTTGTTCGCCAGTCCAATAAATGCGGATGCGGCTCGCGTCAGTTGCGGCTGAACCGCTGGAGCGTGTGGTTTCAAGATTGGCTCGAAACCATCACGCGCCACGGAAATCCCGACGATGGCCGGAACGGTTAGATCGAGACTCGCCCAGCAAGCGGGACGAGGATGCGGACGGCGGGCAGGCCGGTTAGCAGAGCCTCTGCGGAACTGCGGCGGAATCATAGATGAGCTTCCTGATGTCATCGACGTGCTTATAGCAGCAGTCAGCATCGGACACTTCGAGGACTTCAAAATCCACGATGTCGAAGTCGCAATCGTCGCCGGAACAGCAATCGCACGCCGGACCATCGACTAACGTGATGGTGGTCTCGCCGACGTTTGTAATCTCCGCCTTCCGCCTCACAAACGGCAGCGCGGCGAACAGGGCGAGGAATGATCGGCGCAACATTGAATCCTCAATTCTGGTTAGTCGTCGATGGTTGTGTATCCGAGCGACGATTCCCTCCAAGCCACAGCGGCTATAATGCCGCGAAAGGAGATGTCAGTTAGTGTATCTGAATGACACTTCCATTCAATCCCTGCCCTGATAGCCAGCCCCTCGGCCGCCGCCTATAATGGGAGCGGCCTCCGTGTGGTTGGGCCGAGTAATCGGGGTCTAAGTTTCCAGCCTGGACCCGACTGCTCAGCTTCATGCGGAGACCCACCCGAGCGAACCTCAGGCCCGACGCCCTGCCGACAAGGTGGGGCGTTTTTTTACGCCCCCTCCGGAAGAAACGTCTCAGGCATCACCTGCGAAGGGTCCACGTAGTTCAACCTGGCAAGCTCTGGCGTCCTGTGGCCGAGGTACAGGCTCGCCGCCGCCATGCCGTGCTTACGTGCGATCCAGGTTGCGCCAGACCGGCGAATCCATTTGAACGACCCCGGCAGCCCGGCGCGGTTCACAAGCCGTGCAAACATCTTCGTAAATGCGTCTTCGCGGAAGGCCCACGGGAATAGACGGCAGCTACCAACCTCGGGAATGGCTTGCACCGCCTCGATGGCGCGAGCGCCAAGCCGCGCAGTGTGAACGTCGCCCGTTTTGCTTTGAACGATCGACAACGACCACCCCGGCAGGAAGAACGACCGCTCCAAGGAAAGCAGATCGCCCTTGCGCAGTCCCGTGCTCAACCCCACCAGGCACAACGCCCGAAGCCAATCGCGCTTAGCGATGCCTGGGAACGCCAACCCTCGCACCGTGGGGATGGTTGCCAGCAAGTGGTCGAATTGTTCCGGCGTCCAGCATCGAGGGATGATGCGATTGAGCCGAACCTTGCGCACCCGACGCGGCGGCACGGGGACATACCCCCGCTCGTATGCCGCGTTCCAAAGCGTGATGAGATTGCAGCGATTCGAGCGCACGGTGCGAGGCGAACGACCATTATCCAGTTGATGGCGAATCCACTGGTTGGCTCGATTGTCTTCTAGAGCCGTCGTGCATTCGGTTCCGGCGAACGACGCAAAATTACGCGCCGAGTAGTGCAATTGCGCACGGCGTTTCTCGCCGATTTCCCGCTCGCCGTACCACTCTTCAATGATGTTCGTCAGTGTTGTTTTCATTGCTGATGCCCCTAGGAAAAGGTTAATCAGCAACCCGCTGCGCCTATCCAAATGCTGGTCTAAATCCTTCCATAGTCCGTGACCCAGAATCAGGTTGCGCCGCCTGCGATGGTTATGCGCCAGTGTTCCATACCACAGGGGTATTCTGTACATGCGAGGTATATGACTCGTTCGGGACGTAGAGGTCGCACGTTCAAATCGTGTCGCCCCGATTTTCTTTAAGTCCTTGCCGTTCCGATACTTACGGAAACCTTCTGAAACTCAGAAGTGCGGTTTGGAATTGGTGTTTACACCTTTTCTACACCTTTTCGTTTAGGGAACGGCCATGCGTAAACCGCCTAAGTATTCACTGCACCTGGCAACTGG